TTCATAAGGTTGAATGTGAAAATCCTTGTAGTGACTTCCGCCTATCTGCTTGTCTTGTGGAAATGCGTTTTCAAATATATCTTTACTTGTCATAGTTCATAACCCTTTCTTGTTATTCTTGCTTTTAGTTTATATAAATTGTTACGTGCTCTTGTTATACCCACGTACCAAACTCTATGTTCTTCATCTTGTTTATCTTGACTTCTTTTGATTGACTTTAATATTTTATCGCCAATATCCAAACATAGAATTACATTGTCTTGCTCACCACCTTTTATTGCATGAATAGTAGATAACCATATTCTTGCAGGCTGATCTAAATCTTCTTTATTATCTAATGTGTGTAGTAAATATTCTTTATCTTCATCTTTAGCTAATTTAAATGCAGTAAACCAATTATGATTTGCATTCCATTCAACTTTACCTATAAAATCTTTTATATCTTTTATTTCTTCTTCATTTAATTCTTTACCATTACGCCATAATTCATAATTTTTAGACGCTTTATACATCCTAACTTTAATACTTTTACCTTTATTACTTTCAAAATATAAACCTTTACTTGTTAGTTGTTCTTGTATTTTTAAAAGTCTAGATATAGTTCTAGTTAGTATTAACCATTTTCCTTTTGTTAAATCTATTTCATCTATATTATTTATTTCTTCACACAAACCTTCATAATTTCTTGGATAATATTTTTTTAATTTTCTAATCCCCACTATATTATTTATAGGTATAATAGATTGTTCTTGAACGGATTTAGATATTCGTTTAGAATACTTCAAAATTTTTTCTTTTGCAGGTTCTTGAATAAATCTCTTGACATCAGCACCAGCCCAGGCAAAAATAGCTTGGTCATCATCACCCGCTAAATAAACATCTTTAGATTTTGTTTTTAAAACATCATACAATTTCCATTGTAAAGGTGATAAATCTTGAGCTTCATCTATAAATATAACATCAAACTCAGGTAATTTTTTAGGTTTAGATATTAACATTTGTATCATGTCATTAAAATCTAGAAGTTTTTTCTTCTCTTTAAATATTTTTAAGTTATCGTAAATGTGTTTTAAAGGTGCCCACTCAACAATTTTTGGATCATGTTCTTCTAAATTAAATTCTTCTTCTAAATCAACACATCTATTAATAGATCTATGTATTATTTGAAAATATGGATTTTCAAAACCTAAATAAAAAGACTCATCTTTATTATAACGATCATAAAATTTTACCTGTAAATTTATTTTTTTACCGAACTCTTCATAATGATAAGGTTGCATAACATCTTCTTTATTTATATCTAGACAATCAAACCCCAGTGAATGTAAAGTTCTAAAGTAAATTAATTTTTTATCTTCTGCTGGCATTCTTTTTTTAGCTTCAATTGCTGCCTTTTTAGTAAATGCAAAATAACCTATTCTATGTAATGGTGTACCAGTTCTATGATATGCTTTTGCTCTAGATATTAATTTATATGTTTTACCTGTGCCTGGAGGACCATAATATTTATATATCATACTATATCGTCTTCGCTTTCTATTTCGATTGACTCGTTAATTTCTTCTGGTTCATCAAAAAGAAACAATGGTACTCGTGCTACTCTTATTGGTTTAAAATATTTACCACCATCATCTCTACCAGGATATCTTTTTAATTTTCCAAAATAAGCTTTCTTATCATCATCTTTATCTTCTTTATCAAACAATTGATGTGAAATCATATAAGATGTTTTTTGTGCATCATATTTCCATTCTTCATTTTTTAATTTGTCAAAAAATTTATCAAATACAAACCATGCAAATTTTTCTTCAACTAAAGGTCTGCCACTTTCAAATGATGAATGTGATGTAGCCTGTGCTCCATAAATATGTTTTTGTAATAATTTCTTTAATATTTCTAATGGACTTGTACCTTCTGCAGGTTCTATAGTTTGTATGCCTGGAGTTAGTAAATTAATTATATTCTTTAATTCCTGACGCTTGATCCCTGGTGCAACAATATGTGCTTGTTCGAACATAATGTTTTCAAACTCACTAGGATTTAAAAGTTTATAAGTATTTTTTACATATAATTGTATATTTTCTCCTTCATTATTCTGAACCGTTACTCTCCACTCTGGATTAGGTTTATAATTAATTTTTTGTAAGTTACTGAGTTCTGGAAAATTAGGTTTACCATCAGATAAAACTCCAAATTTTCTTTTTACACAAACTGCTTTCATACAAGATCCCGCTAATAATTGATCACTGCAAGTAAAACCTTTCTTTTGTTTTTCCCAACTACCTATTTTTGATTTAATATGATCATCAGTCCAGTGTTCATCAAAAGTAAAATACTTTCTGCCTGCTTGTAAAACCATTTTCTTCCAACTATCTGGATATTTCTTTTTAGCAAACACCATGTAGTTATATAAAAATCGATCCCTACCATCTGTAAAAGTCATTATTTCTTTAGTTAATTTTTGTAGACATGGAGGACCATCTTCAAATTCTTCTGCGCCGCCTTTTAATTCTTGTGCAACTAAATCTTCTTTTACTTTTTTAAAATTTTTTGGATCAATTAAATTAAGTTTAACAACTTCAATAAAAGTTTGAAATGGCATAAGTGTACCATCTAAATTTAAAGCTTTACGATCATCACCGTTGTAAGGTAAATTAATAAAATTACCATTTGACAGTGTTCCATCTTTAGATCTTAATTGTGTTTGTTTAGGAAATATTTCTGTTCCTTGTGGAAGTTTAAATGCAAATAATAATTCTTCTAAAAAATTCCTTATCTCTTTTGCTTTTACCAATCGAGTGGTAAATACATATAAATGTAATCCACCACTCTTGGATAGGATAGGGATGATTGGTAAATTTTTATCTTGAATGATGCCTAGATAAAATTTTCTGTCTATTGGATATTGGTCAACATCTATTGCACCAAACCTTGCCATACCTTCATCAGTACAAGGTTGTATTCCAATTGATTTTAATCCTTTAATGTGGTCTTCATAATCTTGATCAGTGACTGGATCTTTAGTCCATTCATGTTTCCATTTCTTTTTACCTGTTTCAGGATCAATGTGTCCTTCATCTATTTTACAGACACCATAACTTCTTTTTAAACCACTAAAATATTCTATGTATTCTTTCATAAATTCCTATCCGTTTAATCCTTAAGGAGGGCCAGTCTCCCGGCCCTGCCTTTTCTTGCAAGTGTTCTCTTAGAGAATTAGATAATATCTTCGGATTTACCTTCTTCAATTTTCTCGTACTTAGGTTTATTCATCCCAGCAGATACTTGTTTTTGAAAGTCTTGACCCATTTTGTAGATAGCTGCATCTGTTCTATCAGACACATCTAACATTCTAACTAAAGATGGTTTATAAATATGCCAAGTTTTATCTCCTGCACTTTTTTCAACTGTCTTTAATTTAAAGATTGCTGAGTATGCTGCCGGTTGAAAAGAACCTTTATCATCTGTCATTCTTAAATTAGAAATAAGATTGTTAAGTTCTCTTGCTGGTGTAAGATTAGATGATCTCATAGTGATCACTGCTTTTCTTGGTTCACCATTCAACATAGCAAGAATAAAGAAGTACATTGTTTTTTCAACATAGTTACCATTAAGTAATCTATATTTAATACCTCTTATTTCTTCCTTAGCATTAACAGGTGGTGTCATATGTGTTCCAACGGGTGCTGCAACACTATCACCTTTTTCTTGCCATTCAGGATATCTAGTTTGTGAATGTGCTACAATCACATCTAGTCCTTTATTACCATCTATTAGTTGTCCAAAACTATTAGAGTATATCATTCCAGGTTGTGCGCCTTCAACAAATTTAGGACTTCTTGAATTACACTCTGGCGATAATTGGTGTAAGATTTTCAGAATCGGTGTTGATACGTCATCTGATTTTATTTCTTCTGCACCCTTACCAGAATCAGCTCGTAAGTTTACAGCAGCTAGTGCACCTGCACTATTCTTTTTTACTATTTCTTTTTCCATAGTATTTTACTCCTTATTATTTATTATTTATTTTTTAGTAGTCATACTAGTTCGGTTTCCCTCTAGTATATTAAATAGATCAGCAGGAACTTCATTACCTTTTTCTTTCCATTCCTTCATCACTACTGAGAGTGAAGCGTGGTGAACTGTTTCTTTTTGAGAAGGTTCATAACCACGCTCCCTCGCAAGGTTAACGTAATCGATAGCCTTGTTATCTTCGTTTTGACCAAAGTTTACTGTGATTTCATTTTTCACAATATCCCCTAAGCCATTTTCTCGAAGCCATTGTATCGCTTCACCTTTTTTATCTGCTTTAGCTGAAGCAAAAAACTTTTTACCTACAGATAGTTCTGAACCATCTTGTAATTTTAAAGTTTTTAAATTCATTTTTTCCATTAAGTCTGGAATAGTAAATTCACTTATATATTTTTCTTGTGATTTTAATTCTTTTAATTTTATTTCTGTTGCCATAATTTGTGCACCAACAGATTTATATTGTTCTATTGCTTCTGATAATGCAGTCGGATCAATTTTATCTGTTTGATCAGGCGCATCTTTTCTTAAATCTATATTCATAATTTTACCTTTCGTAAAATGTGTATATAGATATATTTTATATTGTCAACTAGTTTTGAAAAATATTTATTTCGATTGGATAATAGGTTTTTTCCTGTCTGTCCCATTTCAGTAATTTATATTTGCCATTAGTCATATCAGAAACTATTGAACATGTCACTCCAATAATTGCAGGGTCACCGGATAATAATAAATAATCATCAACTTTAAAATTTTTTAATTTATCTTTTATTTGAAAAATTAATGGGCCAGGTGAAAAAATCATTTGAGCTTTTGCCGGAAGCATGACCGTAATTTCGCCATATTTCTGTGCACCCATTACATTATATTTGGGTTGACCGGTTTCTCTATCGACAGGAATGTCTTGTACTAAATAAACTTTACTCATTGACTTTTTTACTTTTATAAACTATATACACTTTTAGAAAGAAAAAGCAAACTATGAACTATAAATTTAAGACTAAGCCATACGAGCATCAATTAGATGCCTTAAAAGACTCATGGAATAAAGAAGTATTTGCATACTTTATGGAGATGGGTACAGGTAAATCTAAGGTATTATTAGATAATGCAGCAATGCTTTATGATAAAGGTGAGATAAATGCATTATTATTAATAGCACCTAAAGGTGTATATAAAAATTGGTATGACTCTGAAATACCTACACACTTACCTGACCACATTGATAAAAAAATTGTTCTTTGGAAAACATCTGACAAATCAATAAAACAACAAAAAATTTTAAATACTTTATTTCAACCAGGTGCTGATTTACGTATTTTAATTATGAATGTGGAATCTTTTTCATCTGGAGATGGGCCTGCTTTTGCATATAAATTTTTAGCAGCACATCCTAAATCAATGGTTGCTATTGATGAAGCGACAACAATTAAAACACCTACAACAAATAGAACTAAAAATATTATTGCATTAAGAGAAATCTGTAAATATAGAAGAATACTTACAGGTTCTCCTGTAACTAAATCACCTTTAGATTTATTTTCACAATGTCAATTTCTTGATCCATGGTTATTAGGTCATGAATCTTTTTGGACATTTAAAGCAAGACATGCTGTAACTAAAAAAATACAAGTTAATGGTCGTCAAGTAGAAATAGTTGTTGGCTACAGAAATCTAGGTGAGCTGTCAGATAAAATAAAATCATTTTCAAAAAGAATTTTAAAAGAAGATTGTTTAGATTTACCTGCAAAAAGTTATGTAAAACATTACGTTGAATTAACTAAAGAACAGAAAAAAGTTTATGATCAAATGAAAAAAGAAGCCATAGCATTTCTTGACGGTAAAATGCAATCATCAGCTACTGTTATGACTCAGTTAATGAGACTTCATCAAATTACTTGTGGTCATTTTACTGCTGATGATGGTTCAATAAAAGATTTACCATGTAGTCGATTAGCAGAACTTATGGATATTTTAGAAAAGATAGAAGGTAAAACTATTATATGGTCACACTATACTCATGATGTAAAAAGAATTATTGCTGAAATTAAAAAAGTTTATGGTGAAGATTCTGTGGTAGATTATTATGGTGCAACCGATACTGATTCTAGATCAGTTAATATTAAAAAATTTCAAACAGATGATAAATGTAGATTTTTTGTTGGAACTACACATACCGGCGGATATGGTATTACCCTTACCGCCGGTAGTAATATGATTTATTTCTCTAATGGTTATGATTTAGAGAAGCGTCAACAATCTGAAGCTAGAATTGATCGTATAGGTCAAACTAAAAAGATGACTTATATTGACATCATGGCTCAAGATACCATTGACGAACGTATTGTTAAAGCGCTTCGTAATAAAGTCGACATTGCAAATAAAATTATGGATGAAGACTTTAGAGAGTGGATTTAATCAATTTTTATTTGTTTTGGTTTTTTAGATTCCGGTGGATTATACTCAAGTTTAATCTTAAGCATACCATCTTCTAATTTACCATTATTACATTCAACATAATCTGCTAATTGAAATTGTCTTCTAAAAGATCTCTTAGCAATACCTTGATGTACGAAGTCTGCTTTTTCTTCTTTTGAAGAACCTTCAATAGATAATATACCATCTTCAACTTTAACAGTTACTTCATCTTTTTTGTAACCCGCTAAAGCAAGTTCAATAGTATACTTACCTTCAGTTTCTTTTTTTATGTTATAATGTGGAAAACCAGAATTGATTGTAGAAAGATAGTTGAATCTATCAAACATATCATCAAAACCGATTGCGTTATTTAGGAATGTACTTAGATTTGTCATATTAACCTCCATGTTAGACAGTTTATGTATAGGCCCTCCTAAAGCGAC